CAGTTTATCACCGTTTTAGATTTCCTTTGTTTATATATCAATCACGATGGGTTCTTCGTGCTAGACGAAGGGTTCCCTAGCGGGTACTGAATTCCCATAATCATCTAATGAAATTGGTTCAAGCCGCAAAGTCGGACAAAACGTACCTTTGCTTCTTGGCGAGCAAGAAGTCAGTCACCCAATTTAGGTTTTCAAAGAGAGGCTTCATCGGCCCAACTACAGTCTTTTGAGCAATAGCCTCCCAATCTAAAGTAAAGTCAGATACCTCATCAAATTCCTTGAATGCAATGTAGCCACCAGTCGGTATAACACTTGGGCCATCTTTAGCAAAGGTGAAGAAGAAACCATCACCGACATTAATAGGAGTAATCTCATCATTGGCGATGTTGTCATTGAACCATTTAGCAGCCTTATTGCCACCGGCAAGTGAAGCATAATCTGAAAACTCTCGCTTGAGTTTTGTGTAGTGGAAGATTTCTGAGGGGCTAATATCGCCTCTCCTCACACGGTCAGCCACCGTAGCGAAGTATTCACGAATGTCCTGCTCAGATGCCCCACTGAAGACCATATCTAGGAATTTTTGTTGGCACTGTCTGGTGAGTGGCGCACTGTCGCCTCTTCTGAATTCAAGTCCCTTGATAGTGGCACATTCTGAGAACGGCGTGTCCTCAGGAATCCAACCTTGCTTGTCAGTCCAAGCAAGACGACCTGCGTATCGCTTCTTGACATTGGTAAACATCATGTTCTCGTATACTGCCTCCAACTCAAACTCAATGTGCGTAGTGTCATGTTCCATCTGTAGTAAAGCAGTGATTTGGTCAGCAAGACCCTTAGCGTCTGCAAGATGTTCTTCCTTAGAGCGGTCATCTCTACCAAGTACGTAGATAGAATCAGTATCACCATATACAACCTTGAAGCCTTGCTCCTCCGCATACTCTTTGGCATACTTTAGACATTCACGACCAAAGCGAGTAATAGAAGCACCAACACCACGGTCGCCCCAACCATTTACCTTAGATGCTGTAGCACCATAACAGGAATTGACAATAATCTTGGTATTCTTTTCGTCCATACCATACCTCTTTGCAGCATCAGTATCACCTGCTTCAATTGCTTCTTTCTGTAAACGCTTGTACTCGGCTCTTGCTTCTAGTAGACCACCGACTACATCTCGTAATACATTCTTCCCTTCTTTACGGAAGTAAACAGGATACGCTTCATCACCTTCGTAGTCTGGTGGGTATTCGCCTTCGTAGTAATCACAGTCTTCGGGCGGAGTAAGTGATTGGTTCTCATATCCTGTCCAACCAGACATGATAGCAGACGGATATAGTGATTTGAAGTCAATACAAAAAGCCCAACGGTATAATCCTCCGTCGGGAATAAGAACCCAAGCACCGGGGATTTTGAGCATATCATTATTTTCCATATACTTTCTTTCTACTTCGGCAGGCCCAGTCTTTTGAATAAAGTTGGCCTCTCGCTGACAGACTACTGCGAACAGTCTTGACACATAGAACAGGTCAGCCCAAGGAACACCCATTTGAATTTGCAAACGATGCATACCTTCAATCACTGCCCACTTCTGGTCAAGCATTTGCATCAACTCTACGTCCCTATCGCAATAGTAGACATACTTATCCCATACCAAGTGATAGTCACGGCTAAAGAAGTCGGGCTTCCATTCAGTTTTACCACCCTCGTCTTTGAAAGCGGTCTTTGTTACTACATCAAGAGCCCTTGACACTAATGAGTTAGACGTAGTTGCGTGATACTTCTTTTCAGCCGCCCACATTAAGTCTACAACATTGATACCATCCCAAGGTTGAGTATGGAAGTATTGACGACCTTTGATTCTGTAAAAGTTGTAATCGCCTTTTGCGCTTGTTGGCTTTTTTGCATTACCGAGAGGACTTAATCGGTCAGTATCAAGACTGTTTGCCTTGACACGCCAGTACAATTGAGGAAGGTCATAACCGTGGCCGTTCCATGCAGTAATAAGGTCATAGTCAGTAGTAGCCATATACGAAAGCCAAGCATCTAACATATCGGCTTCATTAGTAAATAGGTTCATGTTGAATTTAGGGTCGTCGTCCAAGTCAGTAGGCATACAACCATCAACAAAAGAAGGGTGCTGACCAAATGCCTCACGCTTGTTAGTATAACTGTCCCTACATATGATAAGAGTGATTTCCTGTTCCATGAAACCAGACGCATTCCTTTTCTCTCCATCTCTACACGCCTCAATATCAAGGTAGCATATACGAGGCATCCTCTCAGGGAAATGAATAAAGTTGTTGATGCATAGTCTTTGAGTTAGTTTAACATCGCCATTGTAAGTAGGAGTAAGACGGTTAGCAAGACGCTTTAACGTATTCTCATTACCGACCTCAATTTGAATAAGTGCTTGACCTTGAGGACCAAGCAAAGGAGCCTTAGTGAATCTAGGATGTTCAACATACTTACCAACTACACGCTCTAATTGCTCAATAGTGATAGGAGTAGCGTCAAGCGACCAACCCTTATCCACTTCGTCCCATTCACGCTCATTGATGTTGGCAGGGTCAATCCAGATGTGTTGTTTGACTTTGATTTCTGTTGGTTGGTAAACCCATTCGCCATGTTCATTCATGTAAGTCCTATCGCCGTCGGCATCCCTGCCCTTGACTACAACACGACTGTTATCCACTTTGACATTCCGTTCGCCACGCTGAACGGTCTTGTATCCTGCGACTGAAACGATTGACATTAGTTAGGCCTCCACTGAAAACCACAAACGGTACAAATCGCTACATAGTCTTTCCTGCCCAAATGAGCAGAAACATTACTCAGCGTCCAAACCTCACAACCACACTCAATGCACTTCTTCGGCACTTTCTTCATCCTCCCATTCCTTTGTGTGGGGATTCCACCGAGGGTGTGTAGTAGCGATAAAATCATCAATAACTTTTGAGAAATGACTGTAAAAGAATTCCCTAGTCTTTTCATCGTCTGGGTTGTCTACCAACTCCTTAATTCTCGCAGCAAGATACGCCACATTCCCTTTATGGTGTCTAGCCCACCATGCTAATTCGTTTTTCTCGTTATCTGTCAATAATACTATTCCCATTTAATTGTCCACCTTTATGTCTAATGCTTTACTTAATTCCTTGTACCTGTTTCGGATTGTGACTTCAGTTACGTTAGTTATGTGAGCAATGTCTCGCTGTGTTCTATTTTGACCAGTTACGATACTAGCCATGTAGATTAATGCTGCAGCCACACCTACTGGCCCACGCCCACTATCTAATTCTAATTCTTTGACTTTGACTAACCATTCAGCACACAATCTACGGCATTCTTGAGCAAGACCTAAGTCAGAACAGAACCTATCTATGTAATCCTCTGGTTTGGCGTGCATTGGCTTCATACGCAATTCACGCTTAATGGTACGGACTGTACGCCCGATTTCTTTACGGCCAAGACGGAGTTTCTGAGCCACTTCATCTAAGGTTCTTGGAACACCACATAATTGACAGGCAATGTATAGTGAAGCAGCACAAGCACCTTCAATACTGCGACCACGGATTAAGCCTGCTTCAAGAGTACGCTTGTATACATTGGCTGCCTCTTGTCTGACCGACTTTGGTATACCATCCAATTGCATACACATCTTGTCCAGTGAGGCAAGAGCATTTGCTAAGTTTCTTTCACGGCTACTGCTTACTCTTGCACGACGCTGCCACTTACGCATACGATACATTTGACTGTTGGACTTGAGTGCTTTACCAGACCAATCTCGGTTTTGCCAATCAATGTCTGTTGAAAGGCCCTTATCGTGAAGCATGATATTCATTGGTGCGCCGGCTCTAGACTTGTTATCCCCATCACCTTGGCCATCAAAGTTTCTCCACTCAGCACCTTGGTCTACGATGTTTTCTTCTAACACTAGACCGCAAGCCAAGCATATCAATTCACCACGGCTAATGTCTTTCTCTAGTTCACGACTACCGCACTCTTTGCACCTAACAATTTCTCCGCCATCCATTTCAAATCCTCCGTTCAATACTACCGTCTTTGTAAACGTCTATTTCTCCAAGAGCATACAACGCAGCAATATATGGGTGATACCTACGGGTTATTGCCCTAGTACCTTGGTCCTTTACCAAATCCCAACCTAATGCATCATAATGCTCTTGGATAGTAATTCTTTGACCCTTTCTAAAGGATTCAAAGGACGAAGCGAATGTCTGCAACTCTTCAATCATTATTTTGTGAGAAGTCCCCGGGTCGCCATTCTTCTTCAATTTCTGCACTACAAGATAATCTACGTTTTGTTCAAGAATAACCGCCTTTGTCTGTAATTTATCCTTTGCGCTGTCGGAACGCTCCGTGCTGACCAATTCAGCATTCTGGGTACTTACGGACAGTGTTTGGGTTGGGAGAGTAGTTTGAACGGTTTCTTCGGAGGAAACTTGCGTTTCCTTGAAGAAGGAAAGGACTTCTTTCTTTTTGCAGCCGGCGAAGCAGCCAATCTGTCCAGTGTTTGGATTTGCATAGAAATGGTCTTTGCCTGTGTCGCCTCCACGCTTCTCAACGCACGAAGGACAACGCCCGTGGTAGAAACCGTCATCATCTGGCCCTCTAATGGACTCTACGTGGGTTTGTAACCCCTCTACAGTAAATTCCCCTGCCTTGACAGAATAACTCTTGAGATACACGCCAGACGGAGGTTTAGCGTCATTGAACCAATCTAAGATTGTTTGAAGGCGTTTCCTACCGCCGGCACCATTGAAAACAACAAAACCGTTGTCTAAAGTTTGATTTGAAAGGCCAAAACGCTGTGCTGAACCTAGTCCATCAATCATCTCAAGATAGAGTGGAATAGGGACTCGGTAGACCATGCAAACAGTTTGGCACACGACAGTATATCAACGTTGGGGAGAATAACCTGTAAGTTATTCTTCTTTAGAAGATGATTTTAGTGTGTTGGAAACTGCTTTTACAGGTGCCGTAGCCACTGCTAGACTTGCATCTAGCATACCGGCGATACCTTGTAATCCTTTCTTGATTACACCTTTGCGCTCGGTTTCCTCATCATGTTCTTCGCTACGTAGATACTCTGGCACAGCCATATCTAATGCTTGGCGTGCAATCATCCATGCTTGAGAGTCAGTAATCTCTACGGCATGAAGTCGTAGGATTTCTTCTTTAATCGGTTTAAGGAATGTTTGGTAATGTACTCCTGCAAGTCCTTTCTCGCAGGATGATACCCATTCTTCTTCTATGCTCACTACTTTTGATAGTCCCTTGCGGATAAAGCCACAAGCCTTGCCTTCGTATGTAAAATTCAGGTTACTCATTCTTGTTCCCTCACATCAAGCGACGATTCGGGTAGGTTTTCAACATATTGGCTGATATCCTGTATGAAATCTAGTCTATCACTAAAGATATCTGAATCATGTTGTAGATTACCTAATTCCTTCTCAAAGATACCCATAATCATAGGACTACCAGAAAACAAGAATCCTATCGCAGCACTTAGGTCGTCAATCGTCCAACCATTACTACCCATCAATGCAGCCATCTTTTGAATTATCAGTACGCATTTACTTAAGTCGTCAATATCTGAATCTATTTGGTCTTTGATTGCATCACGGTCGCCTAGTGAGGCAACTACTTGGTAGTAGCCATAGGTGGGTTGCTTGAATAGATTAAGGGCCAAGGATATATGTTCGGGGTTACTACCAGAGTACTTTTCCTTAGCATAGTTCTCAGCAATCTCCATCCAATAGGCGGTTCTAGCCTCAATTACTTCTCTATTCCTGCCCATATTATCACATTATCAGTATCGGGTCAAATTCGTGTTTAGCGTCGTGAAGTATCCATTGCCCAAACAAATCACGATGATATTTATCCGCTTTTAGGGTGAGGAAATCTTCGTTTGTTTCAGACCAAAGCACTTCTATGATTGGTTTGATGTGAGTCGGTGCGACAATGTCGGGGCGAACACCCGTCTTTAGTCTGGCTTCTGTAGCGAAAGGAACACCCATCTCAAGAAGCGTAATACAGATTTCACATACTCTTAGGTTGTGTTCTCTAGTGTTAGCACTACTTAGTTTGATTTTACCCCAGTCAGGTTTGTAAGAGGTATCACCATGTAAACGCCACCAATCATTCACTTGTTGTTGTACCTTGGGTTTAATGTTCATAGAAACTCAACTCCAATAGTAAAACCAATAACAAAACAACCTGCATTAATTAGTATACGCTCTAACGTAGTTACCTTAAACGGCTTGAACAAGAATCTCTCTAAATCATCCATCATTGACTTCATAGTATCACTGATTCTTTAGATTGTTAATTACTCTGTATACTTTGTTGTAGTTACTATTGAGTCTGGTAGCGATATTCTTAGTGCTTAGGCCCTTATTGTATAAGTCTGCAACCTGTTGTACAAACTCTCTGTCTGTTGATAGTAGAGAAGGTCTGCCTCCTGTTTTCTTTGACTTGGCGATACCTGCCTTTACAGATACACTACTCATGTTAGAGAAGTACTCTCCGCTAAAGAATAACGCCTCCATCTTGGCTAAGTCTTTCAGACCCTTCATCACACCCAAAGATGGCGCACAAGCAACAAGTACTTCTGGTACTTTCTTCATCACCTTAGATATGACAGGAATAAATCTATGGCGTTCCTCAGTCGCCCACGCTTCTAATGAGAATAACATTAGGCCATTGACCTTGTTAGAATCAATAAGACGGTCAAGGTCATTCCACCCATCTTCTCCGGCATTGAAGCCATCGTAGAATAACTTGGGGCTTTCCCACCCTAAATCAATTAGTCGGTCTTTAACAATCTCCATGTAGGGTTCTACTGGGTATTTTTTATTCGGGTCAGTGTAAATGTATACTGCTTTCATTCTATATTTCCTCCATATAATGCGTCATGTACTTCTTCTAAGGTAATCATACCTTGGAACATAAGTGCGACCTCTTGTACAGACTTGTACGGGTCTGGTGTATTCATTAGGACACGAATTACATTATCGTCGTCCTCAAAGACTCCACAATCGTTTAGATACTTGCGAAGTGCAAAAAACGTAGGTTTCTTGGTCTTTTTCATCTCCCAATTCATGCGAGTTTGTTCGGGCATCAGATGGTCATAGAATCCGCCTTCATTGTGAACACGCCAATGGCACGACTCACACAAAGGAACCTTAACCTCTGGGTCATAAGAGATATGATGAATTTCAAGGAATGTACCGCCCGTAGTCTTGATACCTTCTATGATATCCTCTGTCCAACGGAACACACCGCAAATGACACATGATTCAATATTAGTAACAGTTGCTTCTGGGTCCATCAGTACCCCTCCTTGTACATGATAAACCTAAACACGGCAATTAGCAACACAATGAATCCTATTAGAAAACCAGTAGAATGGTCTGCAATGTAGTTACCAACAAATGTAATAGGGTAATGCCAAGGATAACCTTCTGTCATGCCAATAGCACTAGCAAAAAAGAATATTATACCAATGAAGAACATATACTGCCTAAAGGCGTACCAATCAAAGCCCATGTAGTCATCCCACATATCGCTTCCTCCTGAATAGCCTACCTATCAAACGGGCAAAAAAGTTAGGTTTGTCAGGGCGTGTATCTCCGCCCCTAGCATCTCTACCCGCTATAGTGGTCATGCCTTTGCACCCTCTCTTTCTGCTTTGAGTCGCTTGTAGCACTCGTCCTTTGCATCACACATCACTGTGCAATACTCATAGCCGCTACCTTTAGGATTGCGAACAAAGAATCCGTCTTGATGGTCATTTAGCATATCTGATATCAAAAGTGCTAATTTGACCCTCTCCATTAGATTCTTTACGTCAGCCTGTGTTCTAGTGGTACTTACAACTTCCACCTTTGGCTTTCTAGGATACGGTGCAGCATTTGCATAAGGTGTACCGTCTTTCTTTAGTTTAGGTGGCTTTTGATAGTCAGGATGCGGAACCTTTTCAACACATACGTAGTGGAACACGACTTCGCCTTCTTCATCACCTAACAGTATTGCAGCATACCAATCAGCCTGAATCTCTCCATCAGCACGCTCGGTACAAAACTGCCATTGTTTGTTTTGATTCATTGTTTTCCAATCGCCTATTTCCTTCTCATTGAAGACAATATCCAATTTACCACGAAGGTATATACCTAACTCAGGGAAGAATCTACGGTAGTCTACTTCACACCCGACTTCAATCCTATCCATTAATGGCAACTCGCCATTTTGATGAGCAACAATGTATTCATTGACCCAGAATTGGACATTCTTTACGGCTCTTTCCATTGCTCCATCTATTTGGTCTAAAGGTACATCTTTCGGTACCTCGTACTTAGCGTAGCCCATACTTGAGTCGGATACATGACCATTGTATTCTTCGTGGAAAGTACTGTGTACTATGTCCATAATCAAATCAATATCTGGTTCAAATCCTTTTCTAAGTGAGTTATGGTATACTTCAACTGCATTGTGAAAGGCAGTACCCATTGGCAATGAGGCACTAGGTACTTTCCTGTTCTTGATTTTCTCTTTACGCAATAACCAGTATTTGTACGAGCAATCAATCAAGTCTTTCATTTTTGACTGACTCAATTCATTCTTGGACCACGCAGCACTGTCTGGCATACGCTCAATAGCCCACGCTGCCTCATTCGGCATCGTAAGGCACCACCGCAAAGCCAACATTCATGGGGATTTCTCCCATCTTTCGTGCATCCTTTAGGAATTCAACATAGGCGTTGAGTTTTTCCTTGGAATCAAACTCCTTACGGACTTTGGCACTGATGTTGTGCAGGTTTTGTTCCTTATTTTCGTTTTTCCAGTCTAACTGTAGCAATAGCCATTTCTTCATGTATTTCTCCTCCTGTTTCAAGTGGTTTATAGGGATATCCTTAGTTTTCTAAAAACCCCTATAAGTGTCATGCATCGTCCTCCGTTGGCGGATTTCTAGCAAGGACTAACTTAATTTTCTGAGCAAGGTCAGCGTTCTTACCTTTAGTATTTTGAGCGACCCTCTCCATGAATTTCCTATCCCATAGGACACATTCAAGCAATGATTTTCCTTTCAAATCCGGGCCACCGAATGGGAATCTGGTCATGGTGGCTGACCGATACTCCTTTTCATCAACAGTAACGACGAAGTCCTTCTTGATTTCATACGGTAATCCAACAGGTTTTGTTTCAATGTTCTTCTCTGGCTCGGCCACGGATGGCTCATTTTCGGAAACTAATTCGGTTTCTTTTACGAAATCTACGTTTGCTACTTGTTTTTCAGGTTCAGTGACAATCGGTTCTGTTTGCAATGAGGGTGAGCCCTCACCATTGGTGTTCTGCGGTGGGTCTTGGACGAAGCCCCCGAAGAAGCGTTCCATGATTTGTTGAGCCGATAATCGCTCACGGGAACCGTCGTCGTAGTAAACGACCACGCCTTCTATTTTCTTCATTGTGAAGCCCTCCTTTGGCGGCGTTCCTGTCGCTTCTTCTTATCGCATACCTTACAGTATGAACCGAAGCCTAGTTTACCGTTGCCGGTGTAGAAGTTTTCTTTGGTTGCTGCCAGTATTTCTTTACAGATACGGCATTCTTTGGTAAGTCCTTTCTCCTCCGCAAATTTGCGATGGCGTTCATTCTTACGAAGTTGCTTCTCATACTCATGGCGAGCCTTCATAGGCGCATTGAAACGCTTCTCACGCTTATGCGCAGCATCACACGCCTTACACCATGATTGATGGCCGTCGGTTGCCCAACTATTTAATCCGAAGTCGTTTAAGTGCTTAGTTTCTCCACACTTAGTACAACTCTTTTCTAACGCAAATTTTCTCTCCTTTTTTCTTGTCATTTGGCTTCCTCCTAAAACCTTGAAGCACCTTGAACCACTTCGGCAAAATTGATTCAAAGGCACTAGAAATCATTCTTCTTCATCCTCCAAGTCTTCAAAGCATGAAGAACATATTGGTTCGCCTGTCTTTGGGTGTTCTTCCCAATCATGGCCTTCGGAATAGTATCTATGGCAACTTTCACACATAGGGCATTCACAGTCTGATGCTCTACGTTCACAACATTCAACAACAGGGTCTGTATAGTCGTCAAATGCGCCCCAGTCCATGCCATCAGGATAATTACTCAACATCAGATAATCTCCTTGTAATCACAAAAGTCGCACCCGAATAACGCTGACTCTCTACGGCGAGAATCGTACTTATTCTTAGAGCGTGATTTGACAATACCGAAGCCACGCTGACCGCAGTTAGGACAAACTAGGCCACTCATTGTTCACCCTCCAAAGGTCCCCATAATGGTTTTGATAAGTCCAAACATTTGCATGGTTTTTTGAATTTAAGTCCGTTTATTTCGTCAGTTACAATCCAACCAGAACCATCACACCTTTTACAATTCATTGTGAAGCCTCCTTGTGGCGTCTGTAGCCGTCTTTGAGATTGTTTAGGTATGCAGGGTGGGTCTTTTCAGCCCACGCAAGGAAAGCCAACGCCTCTCTTTTCTTCTCCGCATTTATGAATAAACCATCTTTCGTGAGCCAATTCATTCGCCTTCCTCCTCATACTTTAGAATCCATGTGCATATTTCGTATCCACCAGATAGTACACCGTCTACTCTAGTCATAGGTCCTTTCTTGAAGTACTTAGGATACTTAGCAAGTACGTTGGTCAATTCTGACATATGTGTGCCATATCTGGTTGTGGTGTTTACGTGTTCTATGATTTGCCTAGTATTCCTTGGCCCTGCTTCATGCAGGTAGTTTACAATCTTTTGAATCAGTCGTGTATGTCTATTTACTTTTACTATCGGTCTTTGTTTCATGTCCAGTCCTCCCTTGTTGTTATGTTCTGGAATAATTGTGTTGGTGGTGGTGTAGTGTATTCGTCTATGTGTGCTACACCCATTAGAAGACATTCTCCTTCATGGAATAACAGGTTCTCAAAGTAGTTTGACACATAGCGCAACAATGACTGAGTATGGCCGATAGTCCGGCCCCGCTCATTAGTCAATGGTGCTTCTCCACGCTCGGAGAGGAACTTCTTAAACGCACCGTTAGCATACCATGGATGGATTGAATCTACATAGGGATGCTTAACCAAAAGCACACAATCTTCTAATCTACCATTGAATTCTACAATACAGGAGTTTTCTTCTGACACCATGTCCCTTTGACAGTTGGGGCCGGTTTATAGTGTTTCTCGTAACCACCTTTTCCGAAAACATACCCTTTAGTAGAAAACGTAGGTTTCGTATGCCTAGTTTTGCGAAACCGAGGCTGAAAAAGTTGGGGAAGCCTGAACCGTGGCATCTGGGCTAAGGGGATTCTGGCTGACTAAGGGACAATCGCTAGTTTTTGGCGTATTTACCCCTTCTACCCCCTACTTTGAGGGCTAAAATCAGAAAAACGTGCAAATAGGGCCTGTAGAGCCACAGGAGGGGCTTCGGGGGTAATTGTACCCCTAATCCTAGAAACGTCCCACAGGGGCTGTTTCTGCGTGTCCCTTAGTCAGCAGTAGGGTATTTCACCCCTACAGGGCTTAACACAAACACCCCTTTGTTTATATCCGACTTGTGTTAAGGGAGTATCATGGCTAAGGAATGGCCCCAACGGGCAGTAGCGTATGGTAGGGTATCTACAAAGAAGCAAGAAGAAGGATTGGACACACAGGTATTTGGGATAACTAGGCTTTGCGAAAACGAGGGAATTGAACTAATCGGCCCTAATTTTGCTGATACTGGTTTTTGGGAAAACCACCCTATTCCGAAAAAGGAAATTGACAAGGCAATTGACTATCCTACGGTTTGGTGTGATTTTGGTGTAAGTGGTGGAACAATGGACCGTCCTATGTTCAAAGCAGTAATGGCGTATATGGAACAAGAAGGTATCAAGGACATTATCTTCTATGACCCTAGCCGTCTGTCCCGTAATCTAGTGGATGCTATCAACTTCGTAGAAGAGAACATACGTGGACCACTAGGTATCAACGTACACTTCGTTACTATGCCAGACCTTGACCTAGACGACCCTTCGCAGGAAATGATGTTCCGTATGAAATCTATGATGGACGACATGGAGCGTAAGCAAGTCAAAATCAAAGTCAAGACCGCTATGGAACGCTTGCAAGAGCAGGAACATGAATGGGTTGGCCGTACTCCATTCGGTCTATATGCATCTAAGAAAAGCGATACTGAGGGCGAGAAGGGCAAGTTGTATTACTACCAACAGGAGTTGGAAATTGTTGTTGAAATACTAAGGGAGTATAGTAGGGTTAATTCATACAGTGGTGTGGCCACCTACCTCAACAACAGGGGATTAACAACAAGGTCTGGCGGTAAATGGTATCCGCAACAGGTAAAACGGATAGTGGAACACAGTGTCATGGACGGGGAGTTGAACGGCGAGCATATGTTCAGATTCTTCCCAAAGGATATGCAATGGAGGGATGAGTAATGAAGTGGCTTAGAATTTTTATGAGGCGCAAAAAGGAACACGCACAGTATTCAAGAGGGTATGCTCCTGTAGAAGAATCACTTTATACAAAGGCTGAACGCCTGTACGGGACAGGGTGCAAACATTGTGATGGTTCCGGTTATTGCATTGATATGCCTTGTCCGTATTGTACTGGAAAGGAGGAAGAGTAAGTGAAAGAAACAGATGTAAAATTACTGGCCATGATATTGATGAACACTATCTATAGTGACATACGTAACATAGTAAGAGAAGAACTAGAAAGAGTAGGGTTGGAGGCCAAAGAATGAGTAATCAAGAGTTTTGGTACTTCTTTCTAGGTATTGGAATCATTCTTGTTGTTGCCAAATACATACTAGGAGATGACAAGAATGGATAATACAGTAGTTGCTTTCATTATTGCTTTCCTAGTATTTTGGTTTGCTTCACTTGCGTATGAGGCAGGGAGTCCACTATCCCGACACCCTATTGTACCTGAGCCGTGGGAGTCATATACGGGAGAGGGTGACGATGAGGAATAATCATACTTACAATATCAACGTAAACAGCACATGGGGCGTAGGCTATAACTTATGGTGGATTGAAGATGAAGGAAACAGTTCGTGATGTTGTTGGTGGTTTTGTGTCTGGTGTAAAGACTGGAGTTACTAAATCTTCTTCTATGACGTTTGAAGTGGACTTGTCTACTAAAACAAATAAGAAAGTGGATGAAATCATAGATAACGTAGGTTTGCTACAGCAAAAAACTGTTGATGACGTTCAAACCATACTGAAAATTTTCACTGAAGAACTGAAAATTTCCGGAATACAACTTGGACAACAACTTTCTCATACTGTTGATGAAGTTAGTAAAAAGGTAGACCACCGTTGGAAAATAACCCAATGGTTACTCGGAGTAGGTATGGTCGGCAACGCACTAATCCTATTGTTATCACTATGATGGCGGCCCTGCGGGGATTTGAACCCCGGTTATCGGCTCCGCAAGCCGAAGTGATATCCAAACTACACTACAAGGCCAAACAGACCTCAGTTCAAGTCGGCTTTAATAATTGGGTGGGTAGTAGGAGGAGGAAGAAGTACCCTCGGAGAGAGAAAGGTGAAAAGTTGTGCCGAAGTAAATCACCCCTTTGCCGGCAATGACTAAACCTTAACCTCCTACTACCCGGCTTAGGTTGCCGGCAGTTGTTGTACTGTATCAGTATTATATCAATTATACGCTAATGATGCAATCACTGCGGCATAGTAAAGTACTCTATATACACTACGAACGTCCCTGCTGTGACGTTATTATTAGCAACTGTAAGTACAATGTTAGACTCCGCCAACCCTGCATAAAACGGTACGTTCGCAAATGTGGTCCCAGTATAACCTAATGCATTGTTGCCTCCACGAGTCCATGGTGCGCCAGTATGCGGACTATTAGCAACTGGAAAGCGGGGTCCATTTCTAATTTCTAGATTAGCAGTACCGCTTGCGGTTGTGAATTCTACTTTAGTAATCAACTGAAACTTAGTCACCACTGAATCTGCCGGCAAAGTTAGAACAGCGTGTGCCCCTATGTCGCCGTTTGTTCCTTGTGAAGCATCATATTCTGTTACTATCACTTTAAGTGGTTGAACCTGATTAGTAATAGTTGTATTATTGATTACGTCGCCTGTCAATGCTCCTAGTTGATTATTGAGGTTGGTAATGTCTGTATCATTGCTCGTTACTTGAGATTGAACGGCAGCGTCTGCCGGTATGAAGTCTTCACCACCAGTCCACGCACCACCATTGTATACTTCTATTTCATTGGTCGTGGTATTGTAAATACACATACCCGCCGATGGGGTCAATGCATCACGCTCAGTAGTACTATATTTAGCAAGGGTTATTCGCTGACCGCCACTAACTCTTGCCATACTTCATCACTTAGTCCGCACGTTCTAGGTACTTTTCCATGTACTTAGACAGTTGGACCATAGCAATTTTTTGCTTGTTAGCGCATACTGCTTTCAGAATAGGGTCTTCACCTACGAAGATTACCTGCCCACCTTTGTAGGTTCTGCCGTTGTACTTTGCTGTGTCGCCCTTGACACCTTGGAGTTTCTTACTCTTGATATGAGCCCAGACTTTCTTGACAATCTGACCTCTGGTGTGGGACTTGTTTCCAATTCCCTTAATTTCATTCAACGGTGGGTCTACGAAGTATTTGATATCGGTTGCTCGTACCATGTGCTTCCCTCCGTTCAAGTCAGACTTAATGATTCTCCTAGAAATTGCCGAATATAGACAAGCGGTCTTTAGTTCCAATGTAGCGAGGGCCACCGCTTCGCCTTGGGCGTGTTCTGTAAATGTATAGAGCCAACAGAGTCACACCTATTCCCATAAGGCCACCGCTACCAATTTGAATTGCTGAAAGTTTGTTCTTAGTGACAATACCAGATGATACTTGATTACCAACTTGAGCCATTTCCTTTCTGACTTTGTCTAGTTGTTTGTAGACTTCAGCAGCCTCTTTTACGTCCTCGTCTGTATTGATTGACTCGGCATTAAGTGTACCTTTAACTTCTTTTGCAGCAATATTAGCGTTAAGTGCCTTTAGGCGTTCTTCTAGTTTTTCTTCTTCTATAGAAAGACGCTCTAAGTCCTTGATAGCAGGATTAAATGCTGCTTGATAGTCAGGGTTTGGTTCTGGTCTTTGCCATGTTTCCACTCCTGTCTCGGGGTCAAACGCATAGTCATTGCTAATGTCGCCATCATTTGCTGCAGGAGCGTTAGGATATCCTAGTCCTCTTGACATACGTTGTCTACTTCTAATCATAGCAATACGTGCGGTCTTCTGAGCATCTGTAGGCTCAGTTCGCATACGTTGCCTGTAATGGCTACCTACTGGGGACATTCTTTTCATATTGATTCCTCCTTACTTCTTCCCCATTGCTGCTTTTATCAATGCTCCAGCACAACTGTACAATATATGTGCTGATGCAACATATTTCATTGTAATTAAATTGGACATAAATGAATCCGAACGATTAGGAATAACATAGGCCCTTGCTGCTTCGTTACCTAGTGCTAATCCCATAACCAAAAAGTTTCCTTTACTGAAAGCGATTCTATTGTACATTCCGCCGGCTTTACTTAAATTACTGCCTAAATTTCTAGCAGTGTCCAATACACCTGCGATGTTCTGTCCTGCCTTGATACCTGCTCCAACTGCGCCCATGGTTCTACTCCCCATAGGTCTGGCTTTGACAGTGGTTTCTCTCTCAATCTCCCCGATTGACTTGACGATAACTTGTCCTCTTTGTTGTGGTGTCACCATCTTAATCACCCCGTTGCTTGGCCATATGCAATTAGGACGGCCAGTCCTGATACCATTGCTGTGTTTCTAATGTACTTCTCCGGCTTGTCAATTACTTTCTTAGCCTGTCTGACTACGAACTTGTAACCGGGGAAGCCTGCGCCTACGAAGACTAGTCCTAGTCCAACCAGTGCAGGGGTGTTGATACTATCAAAGGCAGGTAAGAACCCAAGTCCTAAGTCTGCTTTAGTAATGTTTGAATAATCAATTGTGTTGTATTTGTCATTAGGGTGAGGTGGAGGGTAGAACATTGAACCACCTTCATCAGGAACCATAGGGGCGGTAGTTCCGTCAGTATAGAATTCGTTTACAATATCGCCTAAGCGATTAGGTTGAGCGGAGAACGCTTTACCTAGTGTTGGATGATACGGTGCCATGCTTCCATTCGGTCTAGAACCAATGGATTTCATCACCGCTCTTGCTTGGTTTCTACTTGCTGCGTTCATCTTTATATCCCCATTTTTCTACCTATTAACATCATTGCTACGGCTACCGCTATGCCCCCGGTACCCATAGCCACGGTCTTCACAGTTTCAAAGTCTTCGGCTGTAGGCGGTTGTGATTCTACTGTGATTGAATCAACCGATTGCATTGATACTTGGGTAGCGGGGCTATTTCGTTTCCCATAGAAACGCCTTGACATACCTCTTGCTTGATACGGTATTCTACGTATGACTTTGGTAGACCATACGTTGTTTACTTGAAGGATATTTCCTTCACGTCCTGCTATCTTGAGATTTGGTGAGTATTCATAATATGGGAAGAATGGTCTAACATCTGATGCGTTCAAGAGAGCAAACGGATTCTTAGTAGTTCTTGAACCAGATACTTCCGTGAGGTTCGTCTGCAACATTGCACCCGAAGGATTCTTCTTATTGAGAGTTTGAGGCCACCAAACGTAGTTTTCCTTCGTAGCAACTACAACATCTTGGGAATCTGGGACGATAAGTTCGGACATTGAGCCGTATTGTTGGAAGAATAATTGCATGACCGTTTCAATATCACTTAAGTCATTGATTGGTACTTTCATTGCTAACTTAGGAGAAGCAGGGCTAAAGTGTGGTGCAATAATGGATATTGCTTCTTGACAGACATTCTCAGGGAAGTATGATGGTACACCATAGGTTTCCATTGTGTTCTTCAAGCCCATACTATTCTCCATAGACTTGAATCCACCCTTACGTAGCCATAGCGCACTATTTAGGATACCGAATGCACACTTGGTAACAATGAGTTTCTTATTCCACAAAGCGGTTGCTTCTTGGCCACCGCCTGCTTTCTCCCAGTCTTGACAGGACTTGAGGTAGTATTGTTGGATTGCTTTGTTTGCACTCATCATTCCTGACTCTATAGATTCGTCTAGGACATAGACCTCTACAATATCAGTCTGGTGAGTACCATTAGGTACGGATGGTCGCCCGTACATGATTTGATTTTCTTTAGTATTTCCTTTGACAGAATAACTCTTGTCAATAGCAATAGGGCCAGTGTTGGGTTGCAAGAACTTCTTTAGTATGTTATTTTGAGAAGTTTCAATGCTTCTTGAGTTAGACAATGCTGCTGCATAATCAGAATCAAATGCCTTCCAGTTATCATCCATTGACATTAGATGGTCATGTGGCCATGTCCATACTGAATACATTAGTACAGCATACCGTTGAGATGATTTGAAGTTCTTAGGTGCAGTTTTCCATGATTCATGGAATTTAGTCTGACCTACATTACCGAATGCTTTCATCAATTCTGGGTGTAGTACTGGGTTGTTTCCATCTTGGATACCCATTACATGAGGATAGTACTTCTTTGCTAGTAGCATAGCATCAGCCGCACTACCCATTTTCTTAGCAATAGGAATACCGGGGGCGGTGGCACCACCAGTAATAGGATTAACAGGCACTAAGTAAGCAACACCAACATTACCCTCTTGGTAGCCTTGAACTCTGAATTTGGCGGTTGTCTTCCAATATTCAAGCGGGTTAGACGTTCTACCGTATGCTTTGGCGTAAAAGAACAATAGAGGTTGCAAGTATACGCCCTCGTAGTTCTTTGTTGATTGTAGTTGTTCAAATGTAACTGGTGCCGTAGGTATTATTCGCCCACCTGTAGCATCTGGTACCGTACCTGTTAATGACCATAAGTTGGCATCTAATCTGGCTAATGACTGTGCATCTGTTGTAATCTTCCATTCTAACTCCCCTGCAGGGCCATATTGTTTGAAAAATTTGCCTCCTTTGTATGACTTTAGGATTGCTTGCTTACCTGCTGCGGATAAATCATCAGACACAGGTCTACCGTTTTTCATTCCATACTCCATAGCAGGACTCCACCAGTCTTTGTGTCTAATTCCTACTTTGGGGTTCCAAGCGATTGCTCTTGGATACGTATGTACGAAGGACAAGTCCTTCAACCAATCAGATGGATTATCTGATGAAGCACCTAAGTCTAGTGGATTCTTCAAAGCACCCGGATTTAGGCCGACGTGCTTTACACTGTAAGACAATGAATCTAGTTGGCCCACTACCGGAATATCACCAGACATTAATGATAGTAGGTTATACTTGACTACATTTGCTTGCTCTTTTCTGAGTTTGGTGTATTGCTTGCCGTAGTTGATGATAGTCTTCATTATTTCCTCGGCTTCTGTACTTGTTAGTTGAGGGATTCTTTTTCCACCGTCGCCAGACCTAGATGTTTTGTTTAGAAGGTTATCTACCGCCTTACGATATGTCGGGTCACCGATATTGATTGGTGTTGCTTCAATACAGGATGTTGCAATAGCGTTGAAGATGTTGCTTCCAGAGAAGTGTGCTTGCAACAATGCTATTTTAGTTCTATGATTGATGAAGAAGCCTTCTGCAAGTGAAGCGATGTTCCTTTGAAGCACTGTACGTTCAGTAATCGCTGCCTGCCATTTCTGTTGGGCATTTGACAAATTAAATACTGGGTGTTGATTGATTGAGAATCCTTGTGGAGGAAATTTCTCACCCATACTTTAGGCCACCCTAGTATGGCTGACCAGTTCCTATGTTATAGCCTTGTTGCGGAGGCTGACCCTGCATTGGAACTTGCCCATATCCGGGTTGTTGTCCATACATTTGTTGATTATACTGGTTAGGTTGGTCTATCATTAGGTTAGTTGCTACTTGTTGCGCTCCTGCACCGCCTACTGCACCTGCAGCAGTTACAGTACCTAGTTTGAATAGGTTCTTGAGCAGGCTTGGGCGTTGTGGCGGCATCATGGTTTGTTGTTGCTGATTCCATTGTTGCTGCTGTTGCTGTGCTTGCCACAACTGCTCACGGTGTCTTTGTTGCTCCTCTAGTGATAGTGCTTGGAACTTAGCCTGTTGTACAATTTGCATTGCTTGAGCATCTGCTTGTTGAATCTCTTGAGCGATTTGCTGTAGAGGAACCATGTTAGCGATAATCATGTCAATGTTCTCGTCTGTAATAGTTGAATACCCCGCTTCAACTGCCTTTTCAGCATTGATGAAGTTGGTTGTGGTCATATCACTATTGAAGAACGCAAACAATTCTTTGCGTACGATAGTAGTGATTAGGTTTGCAAGTTCAGCGATAAAGACAGGCTGATTCCTTTCGTTTAGATGATGTAAAAAGAAAGTACTTACTTCGTTAGGATGGGCAGCAAACAAATGGTAGATTTTACCTAATTGGTCTTCGTTACCAAGTGGTCCTCCGACCATACCCATTGCTGCGCCTGCTATTTGTTGGTCTAGTCCTGTTTGTTGGGCAACATTCATTGCTTCTCCAAACATTGTCCCTAGTGTATTTCCTTGTCCTGTACCTGTAGGTTGTAGTGAGTTACCCCAATTATTCGCCATTATTTTGCACCTCCGGCTTGTCCGCCTCTGGTGGACCGACTACATAATCAGTTTCAAGTGTTGTGCCTTGAATTTGCTTGGTTTGTAGTAGTCTTTCATCAAAGACTAGGGTAGTGATATCGTTTTCACCTGTAATTGGATTCTTGTATCTAATGATTGGTATGCCATCTCTTTGCGCTTCATCAAATACTGGGGCCCACTTTGCAAGTAGAGGGTGTTCAGGAGTCTTAGACTTCTTCTTTACTACTGGTACAAATGCTACGCCTCGCTTCTTCATTCGCTTGAAGAATCCTTTGTCATGGGAATGTTCCTCTTGTTGAATCCATCCTTGAAGTAAATGGTACAGTTGTAGATGTTGGGGACATAATGTAGAAGGTAGTTGCATACCTGAGCCATATAGTACTCCAGTCCATGCTCTAAAGGGTACAATGTTTCCTTTACCATCTGTCATATATTGTTCCCATAAGTCCCCGTAGTCTTGGTGTCTACAGTCTGAACCATCTACTGCGCATTGGTGAGGTTGCATATACTTGTACCTCAATCCTCCGCCAATAAATGGAATCCATTGTGTACCGGGCAATGTATACCATCTTTTAGTCGGCTTTAGTGCCTTGATTGCGTTCTTTATGTTCTGTTTGCGTGCCTTATCTGGGTCAGGGTGGTCGCTGAAATCAAATTCTACGACAGGCACTACGGCGTCATAGTTTACATCTCCATTTGCTTGTGGCATATTATTCATTAGTTCCAATAGTCTTTTCTCTCTGTAATTCATTGTGTAACCCCCATTGCTTTCATTAGCGTTTCTTGCACATTGAAGTTACGTATCGCTGATACTGCATCAATGTGAACGGGAATGCGCATTTCTTGTAACAAGAATAGATGTTCTCTAAAAACATCAAATATGGGGTGATTGGCGATTAGACCATGTTCCCACATAGCCCAATCTTCGTCTTTTACTAACCATTCATCGGCCTTATTTGCCAACAGTATGATTTTCTCTGGCCGGTATTTTCTCCTTCTGAATCTAGTCCACATACCTAGTGCCTTTGGGGGTTTCTTTGAAGCAAGTGCTTCAACTAAATATCCTAATGCAACTTGATTATCTGTATTATCTTCATCTAGTAAGTGCCTGTGGTCAATAACTACAACTACCGCTTTGATTTTACGCTCGTACATATCCTTTAGCCACATATACTGGTATTCTTCATGTCCCCCAATATCACGACTAACGACGGTCTTTTTACGACCTTTACTTACTAATCGCTTTGCACTTGCTTCTGGCATTCTATGTTTAGACGAGAATGCTTTCAGTTTATGATGTGTTCTTTGATTGTCGCCTAATGGTCTAATCAGTCCCGGTGTGGTTAATTGTTTATCCAATGTCGTCTTACCTGTCATTGATGCCCCATAGACGCCAATATCATACCTAATGTACTCTTTGATTTTGTCAATGAGAGCAATTACTGTGTGTGCAAAGACAATCTCGGTTGAGCCCATCTAATCACCCCAAAATCCAAGATAGGATTCCTCCGTAGTCGGTTCCTTTGTAGATAGCGTAGTCTATACCTGCGGTTACTGCCATACCTGTTAGCGTTGCCACTGTTCCCCAGATAAACGCCTTGATTTTCAAGTATCTAAACTGCCAAGTTTGGCCCACGAATATAGTTTCCATCAAGCCTTCTTGTTGGTCGTCTTTCAGGTCTTTGAATATCTTGACCATAATTTATCCCCTGTGTTGCCAACATAGCGTTCCATTTTTTACATTTCTTTTGCATTGTTCCCCAGTCATGGTGGTTCCTACACATCTTACTCCGTGTGTAGAATGTCGTTCGCTCCGCTTGGCATCAGGTTTGCCTGTGAGGGTTGCGTAGATATTGATTCCGCAGGTATGGTTGGTGCCGAAGCCACTGGTTGCATATTGTATTCTGGGACTAGACTTGGCCCTACGGGTATACCCATAACTCGGTGTCTGTCCATTCCCATCGCTTTTGGGTCTAGACTCACCTGTTGTTGGGGTTGTTGCTGTGCTTGTGGTGCTTTCATCTGATTAATCATACTTTGAATATTAGCCATCTGTTGTTGAAGCATAGCATCTTCTTGGCTATCAATAACTCCATCATTAGCAAGTGAGTTTTGTAGCATTAGTTGGAATTGAGCCATTTGACTTTGTAGCATTAACTCTTGCTGACTCTTCTCTACTTGGAATTTCATGGCCGCCATCTTGCGCCTATTACCGCTACGCATCTTCTTTAGTTGTCTACGGTGGCTAGCACTGTCTTCAAACATGGCACGGTAAACAAAGTAGAATCCTGCTTGTACGGAGAATCCTGCGAAACCATAGAAGATAGCGGACTCATAGGCCGTATTGAAATGACTCCATGTCCATTCTTGGTACAGGAGAATACATAGTGCAAGCATCAATGCTTGGAATAGCATTGTACCTAACAAGTGCAATTCACGTTCACGTTGTTGCTCTTTGTACTCTTCCATCTCACTAGAGATATCACCATCCATTCCCATTACGGCTCCTAGTACTGGATTAGCAGCAAATCCGATTGGGCTATCAGGACCTAACGGCATCTCTAGCCACCTCCAACAGTCCTACTATTTCTATTCGGGTAGAATTGTTTGCAGTATGCATTGTCAATTCTCCATTAGGTTGGACTACGATGGTTAGGAATCTAAGTCCTGTTTCATGTAGATGGGTCAGTCCATTGACTAGCCCTTCTGGTAGGCCACCATTGTTTTGCTCTTGTCTTACTTCTTCTGTCATTTATTTTCACGCTCCAAATTGATTCGGGTCCCTTGCTTGAATGATATTGTCAATTCTCAGGATTTGTATGGCGGCTGTGGTCGCAGACTTTAGTCCGACCTCAAGTACGCCCATCGGTTCTATTACTTCGTACGGGTTCCCCGTGATTACTCCACCATTAGCCACATTCAAGAAAGCATCGGTGTTTCCTTGACCATGTGCTGCTCTTAAGTTAATTACTGAAAGACGAGGGTTATGTCCACAGTTTTTGGCTAATGTTAGAGGAATAATTTCAAGTGCCTTAGCATAGGCTTCAACCGCCAACTGCTCAAGACCTTCAACGGTATTTGCTACCTGTTGTACGTGTAGTGCCATACTTACTTGTGGTGCGCCACCACCTGTTACTACTTCTGATGAAGTATGTGCTAACCATGTTACACCGATTGCGTCGTCAAGCGCACGGGCTACTTCATCGGCAGCCTCTTGACTTGGTCCAGTGCATAGAACTGAATGACGTTGTTGGTTATCATTTAGTTTTGCAAGATGTAGTACGGGTTTATCCCATGATGGAAGAGTATGTTCATAGATTTCTCCACAGTGTCCTAGGTCTTCCTTTTCTAAATCACCAATACTTGATACAATCATACCGCCTGTTGCCTCGGCAATCAATTCTAGTAGGCTAGCATTACAACGGCGGATAGCCATCATGTCATTGCGAGCAAAGTATTCTGAAAGCACTGGGTCAATGTCCTTGCCTCCTACGACTACACTAACGCCTAGATTTTTTAGATGCTCTCCAATGGCTAGAATGTCAGCCTTACGCTTTTGTGAGTAAGCATCAGCGTCAGCACCTGTTTGGAAGTTTACATTGACTCCTTCGGTGAATCTTGGAATTAGAATATCACAGTCAAACAAAGCAATCTTTGCATCAACAATGTGTTCAACCATACCGTGATTCATTTTCTGTTTGTCAATGATAATTCCATCTGCAAGGTCATATGAATCAGTAATAGAAGAACCGGGGCGGATAACCATGTTCACGTTAGATGGTTTGGTCTTCTTTGCAGCATTGATACACATCTGAGTTAGATGCTCCTTTGCCGTACCTGCTTGCTTACCAGACATTGCAGTGCCTGCAATTTGTTCTAGTGTGAAGTCCTTTAGTGCGAGAGTCTTGAGATGTTCAAGTGCGGCGTTCTTTCCGATTTCAAATCCATCTTCAATCTGAGCCACATGGACACCGTCTTTCATCAGTATCTCGGCTTGACGACATAATTCGCCGGCCAATAGAATACCACTAGTTGTACCGTCGTATGCTTCGCTTTCAATAGTGCGAGCAAGACCTACAACAATCTTGGTGGTTGGGTGTTCAAACTTCGTTTCTCTTAGGATAGTTGCGCCGTCGTTAGTAAAGGTGGCACTGCCTGTATTGTCTACAAGCATCTTATCTCGGCCACGGGGACCAAGTGATGAGGCCACTAAGTTAGCCATTTGCTTTACAACGTCAATGTTAATCTCTTCGGCGGTTCTAACCTGACTCTGGGTACCATCAATAGCGTTTGCCATGAACTGTCCTTCTTACAAGTAGGTCATAAAGAAACCTAAACATCTTCAAAGGTAATATCTTTATTTTGTTGTTTGAAGTTGTTGTAACAGATGGCGATAATGTTCTCTTTGTCTTTACCCCCTGTAAGGTCTGTCTTCATTCTGTAGTTTGCGTGTTCAATAGGCGTCTTGTCTAGCCTACGGGCTGCCCTATCAGCAAAGACAGCCATAGTGTAACTAGTGTACCACTTCTTGCGTTCCTGTACCCATTCATGGGTAATATCAATCACCTTGAAGAATGCTTTCTCAAGTTTGATTCCATGTATTGTTTCGTATTGTCCTTCTAATGCCATTTCCACATCACCTTTACTTTTACTTTCATGCTTGACCCGTGTCTCTCGGATGCATCCAATATTCTAACAAGATGCTTTTTCCTAGTAAACGTAGATTTCCTAGCAAGTGTTCCTGTCTTTGGACAGATTTTTGCTATTGAGGTCAATTCATTGAAAATCTGCTGGTCAATAACTAGCGTTCCAATGGGTGAGATATCTACCCATTGCGCAGCAGGGTCGCCTCTAACTGATTCTCCAGAACTAATACCAATAGGATTCTTACCACCAATGACTAGTTTGTTTTCGTCATTAAATGAAACAAATAAACCGCTACGGTCTTCAGCATCAGGGTTACTGTCAGCCCATTCAAGGCGTATCTGATTTCCTATGTAATCTTCGTATCCTGCATGGGGTGTGTACTTGTGGTCTAAACCAACAGCATACGGGTCTTCCATGTACAGTCGTGTATTCAACTCGGTCTTAATAATTCAGTATATCAATTATCTGCGTAGTTACGTAGATTGGTGGCTAGAAGTGCTTTCGCATCATTTTTATTGATTCTGCCCTGATTCTTTGTTTGGTTGCGCTGATTAAATTGCTGCTTCAAAGAGTTTTGCAAGGTCTTCCCAGTACCTTGACCGTGGATAAACTCGTAGATGTCTACGAAGTCGGGATTCAATGGGAATTTGAAAAACTCACTTGCAAATTTTTGTTGTTGTAGTTGTTGGATAGCACTCGTACTAACTGCTGCCGCAGCAACTTGTTCCATGCTTAGTATGCGAACATACAAATCTCTTACTTGGTCGTCATCCAAAGGTTGCTTTGCATCAGTCCTTGCTTTTTCTTTGAATAGTTGTTGTCCTATTTTTGTATTAAACGCTATATTTACTTTATTCTTTACATTTACCATGTTATCACCTTATATTGCGAACGTATCATTGAAGAACCTTATTGCGGGAAAGGATAGTGAACCCGCTCTACCTGTGGCATTTTCAGTAACCTGTGCTGACATAGTGAAGAAAGGGCTATATGTGCCACTTGGGGGTGAGAAGGCACATGCACCACCAGAAGCAAAACTACCGAACTGAACTGATAAGTCGGAAATACCTTTAGCATTAAACGCACTCAAATTCCACTGATTACAAAAGTCACCGAATCCTTTCTGAATTGAATAAACAAAGGTGTAATTCGGGTCAAGTGGGCTACCACTCCATGCAGTGGCTCCGTTGCCAAGTACGCTTGTGATTTCTATAGTCGCTGCATCTTGCCAATTGTAGACAGACCCTGCAACGATTGGGGGATTGTTTGGCATATTTGTTTGAGGGTCTGTAGAGGTGATAATCATTTCATTGTTATTAGCACTATACGTTGAAAAACCGGGATTTGGATTTGCATTACCGAATATGCCACCTAAAACTCCCTGTATTTGCAATGACGGTGTTTGGTTAGAAGTTACTCCGTGGTGGATGGTTATACTCATTTTATCAACCCCACATGAATCCAGTAGATTGAATACCTTCAATTATAACCAATGATGAAGCCTTGAATTGTGTGCTATTAGTGAAACTGGTTCCCCCGTTTATTGTTAGATTGGCTACATCGCTACTTGATATTGTATATGCGCCTCCGTCTGTATTTACGAAGATTAAGTGAAATGCTTCTTCTGTTGCTCCAACCACTGTGTTTGGAAGATAATTTTGACCGTATTGCCCAGTGGCATCTATTTCCACTGTACCGCCAGTGCCTTGGGGAAATGAACTGAGGAACACTATTGTCCCTGAATTGACTTCATTGGTACCAAGAGTAGGGGTTGCGCCGGGTAATATGGGTGTAATCAAGGGGCTAGAAAAACTGGTACAGAATGCTTGGCTTACCTTTGCCATTCCAGAAAAGTGTATTCCTCTGTCATCTGTTGTTGTGAGATGGCCGTCTAAAGCATGTAACTCTATCAAGTCGCCGCCTGAGTCACTTAGAACTCTAACTCCATTACCTCCCCTCACGGTTAGAGTATCTGTTGTACTATCGGCTACAACATTCGCCTGTGCTGCTAACGGGGCGAGTGGGAATCTGTTTGCTGTACTGTTTAGGAATGTAATAGTTTCAAAGGCATTGCCACCGCCTCCGCTACCGCCTCCTGCTAATGTTGTTCCATCTGTAATTTGAATATCGTCACCTGCGTCAGTTGTGAAGTAGAGTTCGGTAGGTGATTCATTCTTAACCCATAACTGCCCATATCCTGTTGTATCGCTCTTTGCACTCGCTCTTTCTCCAATCTTAAGTGGACCATCAAATTGGGCTTCGTGGTCTGTACCGTCTTTATCGGAATAGAACATGAACGCATTGGTATTAGTGCCTACTTGCTTTATGAGAAAGTAGCCATCGCTGAACTCATTAGCGTTTCTAAATACACGAACTTCTTGGTTTTGTCCTGTAACTGCTTTAGCATCTAAATCTAATAAACACTCTTCGCTCGCTGTTTGATTTTCTGCTATGATTTGTGCGTGTGAATCTTGCAGTCCTTTAACCTTAAGAGTTCCAGTCTCAGTCCCTTGTTGTAGCGTAATAGTTGGGTCGGCTGCTGCAACAATATGCAACTCAGTAGTAGGTGCGCTAGTGCCTATACCGACCAAACCTGCATCGTCAATAATCATCCTCTCGGTACCTGCAGTATCAAACCGAATTTTGTTTTCATCGGTTGATTGTTCAACCTGTATCTTTGTATTATCATCAGCGTCACGTATAGTTGTAAATGTCACTGCTGCAAGTTGAGTATCTACATATCCTTTAGTTGCAGCATCATTGTTATCGGATGGAGTACCTACTCTTAGTTGAGTATCTACGAAGGTACTGTTAGTTGGTGCGTTGTTGGCAATCTGACAACGGAATGCATCTACAGAATCATCCCAAACGAATCTAGTGATTGCAATGTCTGTACCACTGTTTTGACCTCGGTCCACTTGGAACCCAGATACGTTACCAGTTACACCTGCGCCTGCATTGTTAGTTTCTCCTTGATTTAATTGAAGAACAGGGTCCGCATGGCTTACTGTTGTTGATGATACTGTTGTAGTTGAACCAGATATTGTTAAGTCTCCATTAATTGTTACTGCTCCTTCAAACACTGCTGATTTGTCATCACCACTGATTGTTACTGCAGTTGCATATGAGTTGAAATTGGCACCGCTACTTCCCGAGGGTGTAACTTGTAATAGAATATCTCCTCCCTTTCCTGTTCCTTTACCTCCGCCACCACGTAGTTCTAAGTCCCCTCCTGAAAGGTTAGGGTCTGCTCCTATTCCGGCTGAACCGGCGTAGATTCTCAGGTCTACACCTGCTAACGCCCCGGAGCGTCCGGTTGCGCCAATTTGAGTAGAACCGATAACCGCAGTACCGAGAACAACGTCGCTTGTCAGGAATACGTCGGCATTGGCGTTTGGTGAAATTATGATGTGTTGGTTGGCGCCTGTGTTTGATATCGTGTTGTGATTGAAGTTGAGATTATCTACATCTAGGCTACCAACTATGTCTACATCACCTGTTAGGGTGGTGTCGCCTGTTATGGTGGCATCACCAACTACATCTAATGCATTGGTGGCTCCAGATGCACCGGATGGGTTGATGTGAACACCATTAGCATTTACCATTAGTACCCGGGTATCTGCCACTACTAAGCCAAGTTGGTTTAGTGCAGTATGTTGAATACCTGTATCAGTATCACTGGCAAATGTGTAAGTCAAAGCATTTGTGTTAGTTGTATGTGTTTGTGTCGCAAAGATACTTCCTACTTCGCCTATTGCTGCGGCTGCAGAACCGACTTGAAATGCAAACTTATCAGTTGTTTCATTCCAGATGAAATTTACGTTATCTTCATCTCCACGTTCCACTTCAAACCCTGCGCTCTCTGTTGGACCGGCCCCAGAGAAGTCTGAATTGAGAACTATCTTTGAGTCGCCTATATTGACTGTATTACTGTCTAGTGTTGTTGTGGTGCTTACGATTAACTCTCCTGAAACCGTTAGATTGGCAACTGTTAGTCTACCTGCTGACGAGTCTGATGTTTTGCTATACACCATGCCGGTATGTCCGCCTAAAGTGGTACCTCCATCATTAAATTGTACTTGTGTATCTGAACCGCCAACAGATGTACCACCTGCGGGTCCTTGTAGTGTCAGTTCACCATTAGTAATAGAGAAGGTATCAAAGTTACCTATATTCTTTATTCTATGGATACGTCCATCAATGACACCATCATTGTTCGTATCTACTGATATTCCCGGTGATGATACTTTTGATGTGTATGGCATTTAGGCCTCCCTCCCGGCCTATACTGCCATCCAATACAACTTCTGGTCTGTAGAAGCATATAGGTAAATGTTGCTTGCTCGGTTGATTTCAATAAACAATGATTCGCCCGGGTCTAAAGCAAATCCGAATGGTGTGTCTGCGCCAAAATCAAATCCTACCGTATTGGTCTTGTCCAAAGTGGTTGCCATAAGATTACCCAATGGCCGATGTAAAGCGTTGGCAGTTGTACCTTCCTTGATGATTGGTCCCGTCATACGATTACCGATGAAGATTTCTCCAGTATTGGTAAATGCTGACTTTAGTAAGAATCCCCTGTGTGCTACAATGTCTTCCTCTACTTCACGAAGCAGTAGTTTCCTATCATGTGTAGGGTAGTTTGTCGCAGTTTCTAGTAGATTGAGTACACCGGCTCGTACGTAATCATAGAGGGATGGTGCAGGTGATGCCAATACTATTTCAAGAGGCATGAAAGGTCCTTCGTATGCGAATTCATTTCTACCTGTATCTGTTGTTTCTAATCTTGCAGTTGGTGAGTCTGGGTTACTTACACCACGAATGGGTAATACTGCACCACCTGTTTGGTCTGTATGTACATGAGGAACCACTGGAGGAACACTTTCATCCTTAGCCATGTTCACTGCGATACATTGGTTGGTAAAAGTCCTTCCGCTTGTAAACTTGCATTTTCTTTATGGCCTACTTGTATTCTCGGCTGTTATATGAAGGTCGTTAAGCGTGAAGGTGTCAATGCTCCTTACGGTAAATGTGTGGAGTGTGGAACGGGTACTCGGTCCCATGTTTTGGAATATCCAGACTATGAAGAATACGAAGAACAAGTATTCCGTGACCTTGAAGAGTATCAAGCAGCAAAGAAGGGTGAAGAACCTGAAGAGGACGCTGAATATATTATCAAATATCGTAGGCTAAGTGAGCCTGAAGTTATGTGCCATAAGTGTTGGGTTATACAACGTGAGAAGGCAATTAAGTTCCTAAACAAACACAAAGACAACTGGTCGGCTGACCTCGCTACTCACATGACAAAGGTTCGCAGGTTCCTAAAAGATTGGATATACTTTGATTTCTCCGGTCTACAACAAAGGTACGTGCCTCCTATGCAAGAGGAAGACCTTGTCGTGCAGGACCTTAGAAAGCAGGTAAAGTCTTTCCTTATTGGAAGTGAAGAAGAATGAGCGATGGTACCGTAATGGCCGTAATAGATGAGTTTACTGAGAGATTAAAAGAAGTGGGAGCAACTGAATTTGTTATGGCCGTAGGTGGAGATGGTGCCTCCGGTTTCAGATTCTTTGGTAATTACAGACAATGTGGTTTCTTAGCATTACAAGCCCTGTGGGAAGTAATGCAATGGCAAATGCAAAACTCGGTAGTAGATGGTGAAGTTAATGGCCCACGATGAACGTATTAGAGATAGTGAATGGGACAAGAATATTGAATGTCCTATTTGTAAAGACATTGCTCAAGGTAAGATTGACTTAGAAGGTCGGCAACTGTTTGAGGACGAATCTGAAACTAAGCCATTCTTTTGTGTCGCCTGTGGCGGTACGGATATTCGTGAGTTTCACGAAATTGGAGGTGTTGAGAGTCAAGCATCCTCACTTAGAGGTGATACTCAACCTTGGACTCACCTCATCAAAGTTAAGTGTATGACGTGTGAGTGGCAACACGTAGCAGGAAATCTCCCATGCCTAGGCAATCCATGGAATGAAACCCATGGTTACAAACGGCCTAAAGACATGACTGACCTGCAAAAGCACGCTGTAATGTGGTCAAATGAACAAGCCGTAGGACTCCGTGGAGCCCATGAGCAATACGACCCAAATGCAGAACTTCAATCGAAAACTTATAGGTCTAGACGAAAAGTGGTATGGGATGAGGACGAGGGCGAGAACCGAACCATCACGTGGGAACCCACCGAAGAGGAACAGCAATTACCCAAATTCAGAAAAAAGAAAAACACAAAGGACGTGAAAAAGAATGGCAAAAGAAAGCAAACTAGTGACACTGCAAGTGAAGATTAACGGAACAGACGATATTCTTGTTAAAGAAGTACCAGAACATAGCCTTGAGGCTGAATATCAAGCCCTCAAGTTGAAGGCTGATTCTATGGGTGCTTCTGTAGAAGTTCCAGACCTTGCTCCAATCACTGTTGAGTGAAGTCTTGGATTAGATAGTATCCAATAGCACCAGTAAGAGCGTATCTAATGGCCGTAAGGCTAGATATCGCCTTAACTTGCTTGAGGGTCTTCTTACCTAAGGTATTGATGCGTTTACTCGCAGCGTTAGCATAAACAATGCTACCAAGTAGAACAACACCGCCTATTGCAAACCTGTTTGCCATAGTAGGTGAAAGAGTAGTACCTAAATTTGGTACATTGCCAAAGAATACTCCTTCTCCGTTCCTTACTGGTCCTATACCATTCCTGCGTTTACTTAATGGCGCAGCCCCTTTCTCATACTTAGGGTGAAAGGCTTTGAATGCAAAGTCTTGGAACCCATCAACCATCATTTGACGGTCTTGTACCTGTGGGTGGTGTCTAGGAATCTTCTGAGCGTAAGGATGGTTCATTGTAAGCCCTCCTGTGCTATCAGTGCTATGTTTGCTATGGAATAACCAATAAACATGGAACCTAATGCATTCCTACTTCCTTTGAAATGGTAGAATGCGGTTCCTAGATTAATGGCTGTAACTAATGCCGTTAATCTTTGAGAGCCAGACCATTGACTTAGGGGCTTCACTCAGTCCACCCCATACTGCCTTCAGGTGACATACCTCCAAGGCCGTACAGGTTTCCTACAGCATCATAGTTTGACATTGCTACGTTGTCTTCGTAGTCAAGTGCTACATTGCCATAACTACCGAGAGGTCCGGTTCCTCTTTGGCGTTGGGAAATTCTTCTACGCATGGCAGGAGGTAAGTTAGCAGAACCTAAGTTAGATGCCCCTAGAACATGGGGGTTAATGCCGAAAAAGTCGGAATGTGATACACTACGGGGTGGCATTACATCTTGAGTCAATGGTCTGTCCATCATAGCGTGAGATGAACTAGTTGATGTTGTAGTGGAAGTGCTTGCACCTAATTGACTAATTCTTTGGGCTTGGGATTTATGCATCTTAGATGCGCCATACAATTCTTTCTCTACTGTGCTAAGGACTTCTTTCTGTTTCTTAGTCAGGTGTCCAATACCAGAGAATGGGCCTTCTCCTTTTGGTGCCTTAACTGCGTTGATTGTTTCATAAATAGTGAATGCACCTGCTACTGTAAATGCAATACTAAGGAATGGATGGTAATCAAAAAATTTGCTTATTTCTTTTCTTGTTGGTAGTATGCCCATAGTATCACCCTCTTTTCATGTATCTGTAGATGCTATACAATAACAGGCCTCCACCTGCAATCATTAGCACTGGTTTGCTAATGTTGTTGATTACGGCCATGGTGTTCATACCCATAGGATTCTGTCGGTGTTGTAGCCCCTGTAAAGGTTGGAACACCTGTCCTGTGGTACCACTCATTGCCATTAGGAAATCACCCCTTCTTTCAACAATCCTTTGTAGAGTAAGATAAGACCTGCTCCCAAGGTTGGAAAGCCAACTGCATACTGTGTAGGTGCATTCATTAGTTTAAGTCCGGCAGAAGATAGTCCAATGCCTGCAACTACGCTTACGGTGCCACTAGGAATCTGTTCCTTAGAGATAACACCATAGCCAACCATGCACCTCACTCCATAAGTAGTGCAATACCACTAGCAATACCAACAACACCCAACAATTGTAGAGGGGATGGATTGTATTTGCCTACTAGTGGGATTGCATCAGGTAGTAAGTCAAACTCGCTACCGAATCTGTTTGTAGGTGGTCCTGCGTATTCTTTTGTACCGTAGTTGAATTGATGTAGTCCCATAAGTAATAGAACGCCACCTGCTAACTTAGGGTTTGCTAATGTTCTCAACATTCTTTTCACTGTCCTCTTTGGTAGAGCCAAAGTCCTCCGGCACCTGAGCCAAATAGTGCGCCTCCGATTAGTCCTCCTACGATAATCGGGGCCAGATTACGCCTAACTACTGCGGCAGGCGACTCCGCAGTACCTTTGAGGGCGTTGAAGATGAATGGGCCTAGTAGAGCCCCTGCTAAGACACCAGAGGATGTGATACCACTCATGGTGTACTTATTCATTTGAGGCATACCTAGTTGTGATGGATGCATAGTTCTCATAGTCTATTCACCCCGCTAATACCTGCAAATAATCCAGAGCCGACCATTTCTAGAAGGCGTTGGTCTGGTACTTGAGAGGCTAATGCTCCGGGATGTGTCTTACCGTATACCTTTTTGTCAAGGAATCCTGTTTCTTGGTTAGCAGGATTGTACGGGTCAAAGCCCGGACGAGACAAATTACGGGTGTCACGGTACAATGAAGCAGCAGGGTTTCCTCTTGGGTCATACTCACCGTTTAGGTGGGAAGTGTCCCTGTAGAATTCTCCCTTTGCAATTCCACTGTTAGGTTCGGCACCAATCGTACGTTTCCCTGCGGTCAAAGTACCAAAGAGGTCGTATCCCGAGTTTGCGCCGTGGTGGAATCCAGTTCCTTGCGGTTGAGTCATCATGTGTTCTTCTGCCGGGTCCATAACTGCTAAAGCACCGAGTCTGTAATCTCCGTGTCTTGCTTGTCTATAGCCACCTTGTAGTACTTTAGCAAACAAATCAATGGCTAATGGTATAGCGAAGAACCCAACAATCGGATTACGATGTGCGAAGTCAAGAAGTCCGTTCTTGAACATCTTTCTTGGTATGTATCGTTCGCCTTCTGTAATACCGAATGCCACTACTTTCACCCCTCGTACGATACCCGCTTGTTACGCTTCACTTCTACTGACTTTATCAACACTTTGGGATTACTGTCCGCTTGTGATGTTACTACACCCCAAGAGTTACTGTCACTTGCAGGGGATAGTCCACGTGAATTAGTTACTCCTGTAAATTGGTTATTGTTTACATTTGCAAACCTTCCTGTTGATTCCTTAAATGTGCCGAAATCTGCCCCACCAACACTGGCACCGTTTAGATAATGATTATCGCTCTCATCATCAAATATCAATCCAAAGTCTATGGGTGATTCTGTTACTCCCGGTTCAAAGGTAAAGGTGTATACCCATGGTGTATGAGGTACATGGTATACTTCATATGTTCCAGTGCCAGTAAATGCGTGCCTTGGAACCAGAAGTCTATCATTGTAAAACTCAACATCCTTGGTTACAGATGTTGATATTGTTGAAGTTAATGTAACGGTTGTGGTTGTAAGTGATTGTACTCTGGTGTCAAAAGTGTCTTGGTCTGGGTGTTTTACCATCATTCCTACTTCAATTCCAAGATTTGCCGGGTCGTCAGTAAATCCATTAAGTACAGCACTGCCATTACTAGTACATGGTATTGTTAGTTTTGATTGATTCAATGGGATTGTTGCTCCTACTTCACCAACTTCCACCCCGTCTAATGTGGCAGTTTCATGTCCAGTAAAGTGTGGTATGATAATGACTCCATTATCGCTAATGGTGCCACCACTTGTTGAGGTTCCTTCTGGGTATACGCCTACTCCAAAGTACGTGTCTTCTGAAGCAAATTTGTTTACATCATCTGGGTCTAAAAACTTACCAAATCCTTTGACTTCATCCACGTTAGTACTCATTACAGCATTGCAAATGGGAGGTAGAGTTTTAGTTACTGATTTAACGACACCGGGGAAGTAGATAGTACCTCCACGACGGATAAATATGCGCTTGCCGATAATACTTTCAGCCGCAGGTAATGTTGAGCCATTTAATGCGGTACCGCCAGTAAATGGTGTGTATGTACTTGTACCCGGCCAAGTATCTCCAAATGGTCCTGCTGCCATAAGGTCAGTCTTACGTACTGTTTCAAGTCCATACCATGGTACTGCTGCAAAACCAAACGGTACATTACTAAGTGCATTAAAGCCTAGATTTGCTGACTGTGGCCCAATCTCTACGGTCATTTGTGACGGGGAAGTACTGCTGCCCGGGAACTGTTCAGGTTCGTCAAGCACTCTTACTCTATAGAGCATCAATGAATTCAAAGCAATAGTCTGTTCAAAGTTATTGCCTAAATTTATTGACGTTGATGTTTCACAAATGGCTTCGGCAGATACGTCACGGGTAAATGTTGGTTTACCTGCGATTCCTTCGTATGGATGGTCTGAACCTAACTCAATTGCGTCATTCATAATTGCAGACTCATTAAATACGCTGTTAGAAGCATAGCCACTTACTCCTACAGGTTTTGTCATTGCTCTAGCAATTTGGCTTAGTGATAGTGACTTGAAAGCAGGGTGGCTGAATGTTCCTCCTGCCATATGCGAAGGCACTGCCGGTGTTGGTAGATTACCTGCACTAGTATAGTCTAGACCCATACCAAATACTGTGGTACTTGGTTTGATACTGTTTCTAATAACTAAACGAATTCTTTTGTTGTAGTCTTCTGGTTGGTCTGGTTTGTATTCCATTGTATACCCTTTAGACGAACTTTGTCCGTCTAATACTTTGAATGAGCGATTGGTGTTGTCTGAATTACCATTGTAGATAATTTCTGCAGCACATTGGCCATTAGGGTCTTTATTGCGGTATTCATCAATCTGTAGTAAGACCTGAACATATGGGTTGTCAGTTGTTACTTTGACTGATTGAAGTGAACCTGCTTCTAACTCATCAAGTACGATGTATTCGTCTTGAGAGTTAATCTCAAGGTTCTTCTGTTCAATTAGAATGAACCGCTCGTCCCTACGGGTCTTGCTATACGCCTTAGTATCAGGTATTGTTCCTACTACTTGGGTTGTATCGTCTGCCATTCACCTTCACCACCTTACAATCACTGAGGGAAGTATTCACTCAGCATTGTACCGGCGGTTGGGAGCCCTGCAGGGTTGATTACCTTGAAAGTCAAACGACCGCCACTACGCTCACGGATTGTACGAAGTTGTCCCATGGTCAATTCCACGATACGGTACTTCCATCCTTGTAGGCGCATACGTCCATCAAGGATGTATTCTTCGCTATCGTTTACCATACGGAAAGCAGGGAGGTTGTTCTCTCCATGCTCTATCCATACCGAGTAAGACCAGTCTGGGTCTTCTACTGGGCTGATTTGTCCGTCAATAAAGCCAGACAACCCTAGTATGTTACCGCTAGTAGTACTGCCAGATTCACCCTCAGGTGATTCATCAAGTACGTATTTGGGTACACCGGCAGGGTGTTTGAGGTAAATTTTTGTTGATACTGTACCGATTGGGTCTACGCCTGCAGCAGGTCCGGAAGAACTTCCGCCGCCTGATGTTATTGCGCCGGGGAATCCTACTGGGATACCTGCGGTGACTGATGCACTTGGTAGAACACCGTCACGGCTCAATGCGTTTCCTTCTTGCGAAATATATTTCGGCTGACATGGTAGTGAAGGACATAGGTGATACAAATGACCCTTGAAAGGTTCTAGGTCTTTGAATACTGTATATCCACTATCATAGTCTGGTGAAATAACTGTGGTTCGGACTGGGTTGCCAGAGGTGTCTGTTCCGATTCCTAGAAGTGCATTCATGGTGTGTTCACCATATGCTGCCAGTTTATCGGATTCGTCGTTTGCTGTATTATCTAGTCCTAATCCTACACCATCGCCAGTTACTGTGATAGAGTCATTGAAGTAAAGGTCTACGCTTAGACCTTCTACTGCCTCTACCAAAGCAAATCGGTCACGAATCTTAATGATGTAACCGGGCTTTAGTACAATGTCGTTCCAATCATTGCCGGCGAAGCCTTCGCCTGCAATCCTACCGAATAGGTTTCCTGCTCTTGTTCCTTGATTTATGTTTGCCATATCTTTGTCACTCCTTTTTCTTTCTGTCGGGGACGTTCTGTCGCAGGTAGTGGTCAGTATTAACTATACCTATCCTCTATTTGATGGGGGCGACAGACAAGGCTTCCGCTATGCCTATCGCCCCCATAGAGGGGGAAGTGCCTACTAACCGCTACTGCTAGGCTCAGAGAACCTTTGCAATACAGACTGTGCTTACTGCGCCCATGGCTGCACCAAGGGTGCCTCCATCTTCATCAACAGAAACAATCATTGTTTCGTAGTTCCATACTCCAGTACCACCTGCTTGGCCTAGGCCATTGTTTGCATGAAGTGCAGTGTTAGAAGCAATGGTTGCTTCGCTTGGGTCTACTGCAGTTAATCCTTGGATAAGGTTGTCCACAGGTGCTTTTAGGTTCAACAATCCGACTTGAGCCTCAGGTACCCCTGCGGTTCCAATGTCTGCTGTAGAATCTACTGCACTAAGACAAGTAGCCAATGCTGCGCTGTAAACACCTTCTGATGAACCTCCACCTAGAGTGATTTCACCAATCAATGCTGCGTCAGTACTGGCACCAGAAGCCTCTGTACCGAGTGGAGTCTCTTGACCTACGTTGAATGCCGAAGCAGTACCACTGTTTGCTACAGTTGCGCCCATGATAACTGCACCGACGTTCAAGACTGCGTCAAGAACAAGGTTACCGCCAACATGGGTTTCGCCTGCAGTGTCTGAAACTTGTGTGTTCAATGCAGTTGTTCCGAGAAGTGCTTCACCAGTGTAAGAACCAGTGATTGGTACTTGTCGGTAATCACGAACCAATGGTCCGTTTGCTACGAGTGTAGAGTCAGCAGTGCCGTTACCAGTTGTATCTACTTGGAAATCGCCTGCAACACCCAAGGTGTGAGTGTTTGCAGCACTAATTGCAACCAGATAGTCTGGTTTGAGGATAGTGTGTCCAAGTCCTTGTTGTAGTGCATCAAAGACAGCGTTACCTTGTGCTTTGGTCATTGCGCTGTCTTTTGTTAGTGCTACGAAGGTGTTGTTACGTACAATCTGGTGTCGGGCTCCGTATGAAACATCAAGTCCGCCAATATTTGCCATACTTAATCATCTCCTATACTGATAAGCCCCTAAGGGTATCAGGACAACTCCCCGATACTCTGTCTTTGCTGAATCAATTCATGGTGTTGCCCGACTACGCTACCGATGATACGCCACTTTTCTGCGCCGCTAACGGTACCGTTACCGAATGATGCTGCACCACCGACTACACGGTGAGAGCAGACTACGGTCTTCTCTGGCTCAATGACTATTGGTTCTTCATACCATACGAATGGTTCTTCCAATACTTCAAAGATTTGTTGGTCAATTACTGGTGTTTCAATACCGCTAATTCTCCACTGATGCTCTGTGATAAGTAGAGGCGTTACTGGATATTGAATTCCCATCAAGAGGTAATAGAATTCCTCTAGGGTCTTGAAGTCCAGTGTACGTTGTGACCATCCGAAAGTGTCTACGGTAGTACTGTTAGGGTTACCGCTACTTCCACTGGATGGTATCAACCACTGTCCGTATGTGCCTAGAATACTGAATTGGTCTGCACGTAGTACACCTTTTCCGTATTCGCCTTTTGGCCATACGCCTTTGTTCTCATATCCCCAATGAGGATAGTTTGCTTTAATCTTGGTATCAATACGGGCAAGGTAGTCCGCAAGGATAGCCGTTGGTCTGTCGTAATATGGTCTTAATTCCATGTTTATTTCTCCTGTTTGTTTTTTCTTCGCCGGTACTGTTTCGGTTCCCGACTTATTCTTCCCCAATAATCACTAGTATATCAAGTACCGCATTCATTTGTCTTACTTTGTCATACATACGTATACTTATGTCATACATATTGGCTGTTTCCGCTAAACTTCATAACCGAGTTGAAATGTGGATAGTTCATGGGGGACAAGCCAAAGAAGGTTCCAGTAACCATTAGGTTTGACCCAGAACTGTTATTGTTGTTACGTGAAGAAGCCGATAAACGGGGTGAATCCCTTAGTAACTATATTCGTAGTAGTAGTGTAATGAGATTAACTGGTGAGTTAGTCCCTGTTAGTAAAGACTCTAGTAAAGAGGCTTATCTTAGGTCTAAGGGATATAGGTGAAATATTCATTGGCTATGCCAGAGGAATACCATTTACCAATGAATATTTCACAAAACATAGGTTTTCTTAAATACAAGTTTGTCTTACGACTAACTGGTATGGAACCTACCTTAGAACGTACTACGGTGTGTAGTTGCGGAAGTACCGAGTTTATTGAAATCAGCGATACTGGTTCAATAAAGATAGCCTTCTGCATACACTGCGGAGTACAGACTGTTTACTTTGGATGAGTTAGTTAGATTGTTTTACCAGTCTAACTAATCAAACAGGCGTAGCCTTCGCTCCCTAATCAGTGCAACTACACTAGTACCTACAATGCTTACGGCCCAGATAGAGGGGCGATGCCTAAGCACCGCCCCTCATAGGGACACTACCAGAGGTTCGCTTCTACAATCAGTAGAAGTTCATCTCACGGCTGCCACCGAACATTGCGTTCATGTTGGCATCACCATGGTATGTACCGTAGGTCATTGCTGCTCCAAAGGAGCCACCTTCTAGTGGGTCGTCCATCATGTCACCATGCATGGCATTGTGTGCGCCAAGGTAGCCGATTGGGGCATATCCTAGGCCAAGTGCGCCACGGACTCTGTCAAAGACTCCCTTATCGTTTGCAAGTTTGAATACTTGGAAAGCGATACCACCGAGGGCGATAGCACTTGCAGTACCCATGTTAGCAAGTTTCATGGAGTATAGACCGAATCCGACTAGGCTTGCAACAGCAGCACCGGAAAGGTACGGGGTGTAGGTTCCGCTAGTCATCCAAGATGCGTTCAGACCAAGTTTAGCAAGTCCGGATTGGACAAGGCTTGGTAGGTAAGCACCTGCAGCCATACCACCAACAGTAGCGAGGATAGCCTCAAATGCTGTCATGTGGTTCTTGACCCAGTTGAATGCGTTGCCTAGGCTCATCTTGCGTCCACGGCCAGATGCTTTGCGGCTGCGAGTGGTGCGGCGGCGGCGTGTGGTACGTGGTCTGCGGGATGCGCTACGGCGGCGGACTGTACGGCGACGGCGAGCAGGGCTGCGTCGGCGGCGAGTTGTTTTACGGCGACGTGCAGGGCTGCGGCGTCTGCGTGTGGTCTTGCGACGACGTGCAGGGCTGCGGCGACGGCGAGTAGTCTTCCTGCGGCGTGCAGGTGACTTGCGTCGGCGTGTCGTCTTGCGACGACGGGTTGTCTTACGACGAGCAGGCGACTTGCGTCGGCGTGTCGTCTTGCGTCGGCGGACAGTGCGTCTGCGAGCAGGGCTCTTACGACGCTTGGTTGTCTTACGACGACGTGTGGTCTTGCGTCGTGCAGGTGATTTGCGACGACGGGTTGTTGTCTTTCTTCTAGTTGTTCTTCTTCGTGCCATTGTATTACCTCTGGTTGATTTTTTGGACTTTGCTTTGGTTCTACGTCGGGACGCCTTCTTTTTACGAGGTGGGTTCACTAGCATAACTTCTGCAAGGGCCATGGTCTTCCGACTACCCACTTAGATATAAAAGGTCATACTTTAGTATGCTATAGTATACGATACTTACAAGTTATTATTAGCAAGAACCCTATTAACGAGGATGTTGTGGGAATATCAATGTCCCGGCGACGACATGAGCAAGATAAGTCTAAGAAAGTCGCTATTTCAGTTACGTTAGACAAAGAACTGTTTGACTTTATTGAGCATGGGATACGTATGCGGTGGTGGCTAAACCGTAGTCAAGCAATCAATATGATGGGATTTGCTTTCATACGAAGTCAGCAAAGTATGCAGCAAGGGTCACAGCCAACTTCTCATATTCCTCCGAACTTTGGTCGTTTACCTCCATAAGTATGGAAGGAACATCAAACAGTACTGATGCAGTAGTAGTAAGGAATGCTCCTTCTACACTACTATCAAAGATACCAATATCAAAATCCTTCTCAACTTTCTCTACTAGATTCCTTAGTACTATAGGGTGAGTTACTGAATCTACCTCAAGGAATACTGCAGTATGTACTGACCATGCTCTCAAATCATCTCCCATACTAGTTAGTGCATCTTCTTCTGATGCATCTTCTTCTACGAATGGAAATGAATGTACATCTAAATGAAATGCTGCCGTATCTAGCAACTCGCAAAAGTCCATGTAATATTCACCACCATAGGACTCTTTTCTGTTAAGGTCTACAAGTTCTCTATGGGAATCACCTAGTAATACTTCATAATTGATATTTCTATTACGCATAGCCTGTTCTAAGTATGGCAAGAAACTTACTGCTCCTATGTCATAGTTAGTTGAATTGTTTGACTTTCCATGAGGCACAGTAATGAGTATCAAATGTCCCACCTCTTTAATCCGAAGTGTTCTACTGTTTTGAGGCTACTGATTGGTTTGGGATTACCCTTTCTTGTTTTGGTTGTTGTTGGTTTGCTAATGGTGGAAGAGTTGGATGATGTGGATATGGGTTCTCGTATGCGCCATTTGCCGTTACCTGTCGTATAGTAAAACCAGTACTTATTGTCTGAATCTAAAAAGAACTCCCTCTTGTCTATGTAGTGGTCTAAGTTTCTAGTCTTGAGGTATTCTGGCCTATCGTCTGTCTTGAAGATAATCTTGTTTTCAGATTGACTCCAACAGGTTTCATTGAGAAGTTGGATTCTTTGAGTGATTGCGATTCCTACTACGCCTATACCTGCACCAACAGTCCAGATTGTTTCTACGCCATCGTTAGTACCCTTCTTGACCATGAGTTGAATCTCATCAATTGCTACTACACGTTTGATGCGTTTGAAGCCGTCCTTGTTAGACATAGTAAACAGAAACTCTGTAATCCTGTTCAATTCGTTTACCCTGTCCTCTTTCTTTGGACTAGGTCTGTATACTATAGCAGGATTCTTTTTGAGAAGTTGATGGTAAAATTGTAGTGGTGTATTACAGATAGTACCTAACGACGCATAATCGTCGTCATGCTTCGGGTCAAAAAATATAGTGTGATAATTTTGGTCTTGTAGTTGTTGTAGTACGTGCTTGGTGAAGAATGTCTTACCAGACCTAGTCATTCCCACAATAACAGAATGACGCTTTCCCATGTTGTCTAAGAATGTACCACTTAGTTTCATCAGCCCATCAACCCGTACGCTATCAGCCCGAGTGCTAACATCCCCGGTAATGCACGGTTTCTTTCGGCTGGAACAAGTACCTTTTCATAATACTCTCTGAAATTCTCTTCAAACTTATCTCCTATGTCATCTGGGTCCCTGATACGCAGTGAGTCAATCGGGTTCATCAAATGGGGGATGCCGTCTGGAACATGGCCGTGTCCTAGGATGTGTCCATACTCATGCGCCAGAAGCGAGTAATCTGTTTCAGCACCCTTGATAACGTAGATTTCCTTGGCCTTTTCAATTGCAAGACCTCTTGGGTAGTATCCAATCTTGGTGTGTTCGTAAATCCATTTGAAACTGGGTTGCATATACCATTCGCTAATGTTATGCTTCTTGTGTATGTATTCTATGTGCGCTTTCCAAACGCTAGGCTCTACAGTGTATATTCTAGTACCATCTTTACCTGTTACTAGATGTTTTGATTGTCTAGGTCGTAA